AGCTTATTGAAAATTGAGATTTTGAAAAGTACCCGGGATTGATCGTCCTGGTACGGGATTGGTCGAATAATGGTTTTCTGAAGGAGGCCATAAGACAATCTAACGTAATGTCGTGGTGACTGACCACTTGCCGAATGTGGTGAGTAGGTGAAGGTCTTGTAGACATACGATACGTAATGTACTTCTAGAAAAACTAAAAGAACGCGATTCTTTGACCTTGTTATGGGTAAGGGTAACACCGAAATCCCATCTTGTGGCCGAATTAATCTAAACTCAGAGAGATAAGGCAATGACAAACAGGTTGTGCTGGCTCCAACGATGGTTAACCACCATTGAGGAGAACTAAGGTAACTCTTAGGTGTTAGGTACAAGGTTCGACAAATCTGAGCTAGAAGTTGTAGGTGATCGCAAGTCCTACATCCCCAAAATTTTCTAAAATAAAAAGCCCCTGCTACTCCCAGTCTACTATGTAACGATGAATTTGATTTATAAATGGTAGGGGCTTTTTAATAAAAAAACTAATTTTTGAAAATGTTACGCAATATATATTAAAGTATTAAATGAATAATGAACAGTTAACAAAGGAGTAATGACAATGGACTTAAATGTAATAAAATCCAGGTTATCACAACTACAACAATCAAACACAAGAACTTCAAATCTATGGAAACCCTCACCGGGTAAGACTCAAATTAGAATTGTACCTTATAAATTTAATAAGGACAACCCTTTTATTGAACTCTATTTCCATTATGATATGGGTGAAAAGAATTATCTTTCACCGATCTCATTTGGTCGTCCAGATCCGATTGAGGAGTTCGCAACTAAGTTAAAGACTTCCGGCAATAAAGAAGACTATAAACTTGGTAGAAAAATAGAAGCTAAGATGCGCACTTATGCTCCTGTCATCGTTCGCGGTGAAGAGCAGGAAGGTGTAAAATTCTGGGGCTTCGGAAAAATGGTGTATCAGGAATTGCTTTCTGTTATAGCTGATCCAGACTACGGTGACATCACTGATCCAGTAAAAGGTCGTGATATTGTCGTTGAGTTTAAGACCAGCGAAGAGACAGGACGTGCTTTCCCGATGACGACTATTAGGGTAAAACCTAATCAGACGCCTCTCACAGAGAACACTGAAGTTATGGGTGTAGTCAAGGAGACGCAAAAGAATATCACAGACATTTACTCAGAGATGGAGTATGACGATTTACAAAAAGCTCTTGAAGCTTGGTTGCATGCTGAGGGTGATGTTGATGATAAGGATGTTGCTGATCCTGCAAAAGCTACAAATAGTCAAGCTGCTACTGAGGACGTTTCCTCAGCATTTGACGACCTATTCAACTCTTAAACAAGGAGGACGCTATGAGCGAGAGACGTGATGTCCTTGCTAGCGAGTTAGCAGAAAGTCTAAACTCGAAGATCAAAGGACAGAAAGTAGCATTCTTCTTAGACGGATCAGATGATACGCCAACAGATATCAAAGATTTTATATCTACAGGATCATCTCTACTGGACTTAGCAGTATCAAACAGGCCGAATGGTGGAATAGCAGTGGGAAGAATAACGGAGATCAATGGTCTTCAGGCTTCCGGAAAATCACTGCTTGGTGCACATATTCTTGCTGAGACACAGAAAAAAGGTGGTATTGGTGTTTATATTGACACAGAGACTTCCGTTAGTAAGGAATTTCTAGATGCAATTGGAGCTGATACAAAGAATATCCTGTATCTTCATATGGAAACTGTTGAAGATATATTTCAAGGAATCGAAGATATTGTAACTAAAGTAAGAGAATCTGACAAGGACAAATATGTAACCATTCTGGTTGATAGTCTTGCTGGAGCATCTACTAAGGTTGAGATGTCAGCTGATTACGAAAAAGATGGATGGGCTACGTCAAAAGCAATCATAATCTCTAAGGCAATGCGTAAGATTACACAGATGATTGGTAGACAAAAGATAACACTTGTGTTTACGAATCAATTGAGACAGAAATTGGGTGTCATGTTTGGTGATCCATATACGACTAGCGGAGGTTTGGCTCTGCCATTCCATGCTTCAACTCGTATACGACTATCAAATATGGGAATGATCAAGGACAAAGAATCAAATGTGATCGGACATAAATGCCGCGCTAAAGTTATCAAGAACAGAATTGGACCGCCATTAAGACAATCAGACTACGAGATGTATTTTGATCGTGGTATTGATGATGCTGGTGGTTGGCTGCTAACTCTTAAGAATATTAAGGTTGCACAAGTTGCTGGATCTTGGTACACTGTTGACTATAACGGTACTCCTGTAAAATTCTTATCAAAGGACTTTAAGGATAAGCTAGAAGAAATAGATGGACTCAAAGAATATCTCTATGATAAAATCTGTGAAGCTAGCATCCTAAAGTACGACGATAAGAGAGGCATCGATGATGTCGAATTTACAGACGAAGTAGTCAACGAAGATGCGTGAGAGATACAAAGAGATACTTTCTCAGATTGGTGATCATGTAAAGAAAGAGCATAGTGTTAATGACCACGTCCTGATAATTGACGGTTTAAATAACTTTATCAGGACGTGGGCTGCGTCACCTGCTACTAATTCTGATGGTCAACACATTGGAGGTATCGTTGGTTTCTTACAGACTATTGCATTAGCAATTAGAACTCTTAGCCCAACAAGGACAATTATTGTGTTTGATGGCAAGGGTGGTTCTGTTAGAAGAAAGAAAATTTATCCAGAATATAAAGCCGGAAGAAAGCCTCTTAAGAGGCCTAATAGGGTTGAAGGGCTGACCGAGGAGAATGAAGCGGAGAACATGCGTAGACAGTTTAGACGTTTACTTGAATATTTAAACTGTCTACCTGTTACTTTTATGTCCATAGAGAACATAGAAGCAGATGATGCTATTGCTTATATTGGTAAGCAGATTTTAAGAGACTCTCAAATAACAATAATGAGCACGGATAAAGATTTTTATCAATTAGTCAATGACCGCATATCTATTTGGTCCCCTACAAAAAAGATACTCTATGATAGAAAAAGAATAGAGGAAGAATTTGAGATAAAATCAGAAAATTTTATTTTCTATCGTGTAATTGATGGTGATAAGTCTGATAATATTAACGGTGTTAAGGGAATGGCACTTAAAACAATTAGAAAGAAATTCCCATTTTTAAAAGATCAGATTATATATAATTTAGAAGAATTTATAAATGTTTCAAAATATACTGAATTCAAAGAATTATTAGAAAGAAATTATAAGCTAATGCAACTTCAGGATGTTGATATTCCAGGAAATGCAAAATTATCTATTCAGGATCAAGTCAGAGATGGCTCTAGTAGATTAGTAAAATACAAGATTCATAAAATGTTTTTAGAAGATACAATAGAAAATGCAATTAGGAATCCTGATGTTTGGCTACAAAATAGCTTTAACCACTTAGAACTACTATTAAGCAATGCCGCCAATAAATGATTCATTAACAAAATTCGGATCAGTCTTTCAGACGAAAATAATAACTGCACTATTATCAGATCATAAGTTTGCGGTTACGATATATGATATGCTTCGTCCTGAGCTTTTAGATACAGAAGCAAAGCAATGGATCGTAAGAAATATCAAAGAATATTATTACGAGTATAAAACAATGCCATCTTTGCAGGTTTTAAAGATAAAAATAGGAGATGTGTCAACTGATCTGTTACGTGACTCTATTGTAGATGAATTGCGTGAAGTTACAAAAAATTTAGAATCACCAGATCTTGAATTTGTCAAAAATGAAACCACAGAATTTTGTAAAAATCAAGTTTTAAAAGAGGCTATTGTTAAGTCTGTAGATTTACTGCAAGTTGGTCAATATGATGAAATAAAACGTGTTGTTGATAATGCAATGCGTGCTGGAACACATAGAGATGTTGGTTTAAATTATCTTAAAGATTTTGATACAATTTTAGATGATATTGCTAGAGACACAGTAGAGTCTGGATGGGATCCAATTGATAATATAATGGACGGTGGTCTTGCAGGAGGAGAACTTGG